GATTAACCCATCACCTAATGCTATTGCCTGTGCTTTACTAATGCTCATACTAATAAATAGGGCAAACATACAAAAATAACTAACCCCCACCTTTTTTAAGGGCAGGGGTCAGCAAACCAAAAAACCTATATGCACTATCTAATCTTTCTTATTTGTTCTTTGTCAAAATCAGCCTTAGCTTTTAAGTATGCTAATATATTTAAACACTCTATTGTACTTAATTCATACGCTTCTGTAACTGTGCAATTTTCGTACTCGGCAATAAGTTTGGTGGAATATTGCCATCCAAAATACTGCATAAACTTTGAACCGCCTCTTTCCCCTGTGTCTGTGTCATCCCTGCTTCCATCATTTTGTTCACCATATAATCCTGTGAAACTTCTATCCAATTTCTGTATACTTGATAAAAAAAAACAAGCGAATGATAAACATCTATAAATCTAGCAGTCAGCATATCATCTGAATATTGCTCATGCTTACTAGCATCATACTTTTCTGTAACCCATAATCCATATCTTTTCTTTTGTGGTATAACCATAGTTGCTGCCAACTTGTGCAGATTGCCATATAAATCTTCACTAAAAACTTTGCTCTCAATATACCTAGCAAATGGCATTTTGCTTACATCATAGTTAATCTTATATCTTTTACTTTTACTTATTTTAATATACTTAACAGGCTTACCTACAATCGGTTCAGTCAAAAACTTAATACTTTCCTTTAGCTTATTAAATTCACTTAATGGCAAACTGTCAACCTGTGCTTCTGTTATATCATTAACTATTGAAACTAATTTACTATCTACTTCTAAATCAGTAGTGTATTTATCCTTTGAATTATAAAGATTGTATATCTGCTGATATTGCCAGACATTTATTTTCTCCCACATACGTTTTTGATTTTGCATAAAGATAATACAATTACATATATTAAACAAGCCAAAGGTATGCTAATAATAAAGAATTTTATATACTTCATAATTGACTTTTTATTATTCTAGCAATAATTTCCTTTACTAATTCCCATGCTAATATTATTAATATGATTTTCATAGCTTATTCTTTATAGAATTCATGCTGCAATGATATAAATTCCTTTGTTAGCTTTTTAATTTCCTGTTCCTTTTCTGCTAACTGATGTTCAAGTTTTTCAATCCTTTCAATTAAACCTTCTATTTCTAACTTGTCTAAAATGCCTTGTTTTAATTCGTAGTTTGTCATAGTAGTAATTTTAAAAATACCCCCACCGTATAACCAACACCCTTTATTTTGTTAATTAATAATTTTGGCAGGGGTAATGATTTAATTATTTTGAATGTATGCAGTTGCTAAGATAGCGAATATTATAATTATTACTGCTTCTATATTATATTGTCTTTGTTTCATGATGTTATATTTTATTTATTAAAATTGATTTATTTATTCTATCAATACCATAACATAATACTGCCATATCATAAGCAGCTTTATAATTTTTAAATATATAGGGATTACCTATTGTTGGTCTTAATGGGTTACCATTTACTAAAATTTGATACATAACATTTGTTTTATTGGTTTTAAAATTGTGCGTTTAACAGTCGCACCCCTGCTTGGGTTAGTTAGTTTAATATTTCATTTACTAATTCTGAATTAACTTCTTCATTGTTTTCAATCATTTTAAATAATTTGCTTAAATTTTCAGGTTCATAAATCTTACAAATAAATTTAATTGATTCATCTTTATTACCACCATTAGCGACCATTAACATACCATAAGTATTTGCAATAGCATTTTCTAATGCAGTTGGTTCAAACCATTCCATTTGTCTAAGTAATGACCTTCTAGCAATTTCAAATCCTCTTTGATTTCTTAAATACTGATAAAGTTCTTCAGGTGATTTTTGATTTTTCATAGTGTTTGTTTTTTTGATACAGTAAAGATATATCAACTTATGTACACCTTCCAAACATTTTGCCAACTATTTTTAAACTTTGTGATGAACGGTAAATATCAAGGATGAATGGTAATTAGGCAAAAGAATACCTACCATTACCCCTTTTTATGCTGAAGTTATTCCAAGCCAAAGCCAAAGCCATAACACAGTCATCATGGAATCCTGATGGTGCAGAGTACTTAACCCCATTTGCAGTGAATTGATATTCAAACACTTGTAACTCATTGGTGATTGCTCCCTCTGGGAATCCTATCCTGCCCTGTTGGATGGCAGTAGCCAAGCCTTCCATTAGCTGCTGCTTACTAGAACTTGTGAACTTTAACCCCTCAATGGCAATCCCTTCCCTTTGTAAATCTTCTAAGATAGGGTCTCCTACACCTGTACTATCTACCAATATTGGGCATCTAGGCAGCCTCTTTATATTTTCCTTAGTATTATGCCAATCCATTTGATACCTGTCAAAATAAGCCACATTACCATTATTATCAAGTCCTATTATTACGGTGTGGTCAACTGATTTTGCAAGGTCAATACCAAATGCAACTATAGGTTGATTGCTCATTGGCTTAGTACAATCTACTATAAATTTGTTACCAAATGGGTTCGCACTATTCTCTGATGGGTTAGCCATGTATTCCTGCTCAAATACCACATTGGGTAATTGCATCCTAGCTTCATCTATTTCCTGTGGGTCTATGAATGGATTGTCATAGCTAGTAAATTTGAATGATGCCCAATCATTTTCACCTGCCTTCATAAATAAACTATAAAAATAATTTTTGCCTCTAGGTGTTGACAGGAATATAGCCTTTCCTTTATAGTCGGTTAATGTAGGTCTAATACTATTTTGCCATCCTGCTTCTAGGTCAGGGATAAATGATGCCTCATCTATAATAACCAAATGGAACTTTCTACCCCTTAGGTTATCTAGCCTTTCACCTGTAAAGAATTCTACCTGCCCACCATTGGGGAAATCTATTTTAAGGTCAGACTTGTTTTTAGGCATTTCTAGGGATTCTGTTAGCTTACTGAAGAAAACCTTAGCCAATCCATAAGTGGGGGTTATATAAGCCACAGAATAGCCTTTAACCGCATATGTGACTGAAAGTATCTGTGATAGTTCTGATTTTCCAAATCTACGACCACACATCAACACCCTGAATCGTTTGTCACATTCAAGTATCTTCTGTTGGTTAGCATGTGGGTTAGGTAGAAATATCTGCATTATAAAATGGTTTTACCATCTACAAAGATAACTTCAATTTTATTATCAGACTTAATATCCATTTGCTCCTTTGGTTTGCCATACACTCTAGTCAATAAAGTATCAAGTGAATATAGGCTGCCATTACTCATGGATTTTAAAATAGCTTTAGCAATTGTTTTTTCAAGTACAGTTGCTTTGTCATTTGTGCTAACTGATTTTAGTTCTTCTTCATCCATAGACATCAAAGCCTGTATACTATCATTTATTTCAGATAGCTTATATCCTTGCTCCTTCAATAGGCTGACATACTTTCTAGGTCTCCCATTGGGATTCCCTGATTCACCTGCTTCAAATGGCTTTGCTCCTTGTGGTGTTACTCCTTTTTCAAATGGCATTTCTGATGTGTTTCTGTTTATTTATCTAATTTAGATTTAAAATGCTCACAAAGTTTATCCATTTTACCAATATAGTAAGTCATGAAATCTTTGTAACCTTCATCATCCTGTTGATAGTTAATATATAAAATACCCCTTAATCTTTGTGATGGGGTCTTGTTTGCTTCTAGGTCAGTCTTAATACTATCTAGGTTATCTAATTCATCCTGTTGAAATGATTCTTCTTTGATAGCTATATAGCAGAATTTTTGATTTAGTTGGAAAACTTGTGCAGCATCTGCAGGTGAAAGTTCCTGTGTACCAAATGTTACTTTGATGGTTTTGTCTTTCCTTGATGCTAACCCTTCTATCTGTGCAGGTAGTATTATCATAGTTTTAGTTTTTATCTGCCTTGACCTCTGTATGTCTTAGGCTTTGGCGAATGCTTGTTATAAGATTTCTTTGCCTGACCTCTTTTGCGTTTGCCAAATGATACTTTGGTTGAATCGTTTTTACCCTTTGCCATCTAATTTTTCTTTATGCTTATTTTTTAAATATTCCATATGTGTTTTAGTATCCCCCATAACCGTATGACAATATCTGCATAGTGCCATCAGATTCTCTATTTTATCCGCTTCTTTATTTCCGCCCATTCCCCTAGCTTCTATATGGTGAATGTCTACTGCCTTTGCACCACAACTTTCACAAGGAATAAAATCTTCAATATTATATCCAAAGTAATCCAAATATATCTTAGTATGTTTCTTCATTAAACATTATAAAATTCAATGATACAAAGATAAAACCAAAATTCAAACTTTTATGTAACTGATTATCCTCATCTACGCTATATCCTAATGAAATACCCAAGTGTATTGTATTAGTTAATATTCCTAATGATATTCTAAAGTTACCAAATTGAATAAACCATTCCATTATTTATCTATTTGCTTTAGTTTGTTTATTGCCCATTCAATGCCAGAAGTACCACCCCATGCATCCCACATTAAGCCACCACAACCTTCTGAATAAGGTACATCTTTATTTTGTTGATGTCTTTTGAATGATGCCATCCTAGCAATAGTATCCCTTGAAATGTTTTCTTTGTTTGCCAATTGGTTTGCTCTTGCTTTTCCTACTGCAGTACCACATTCACCCCATCCATTTTCTTCTGCCCATTTTAAAGCTCTCTTAGCATTATTACTAGCTGATTCAGGATAGTCGTTATATGTTTCTTCAAATTCAAATTTAACCCCTCTAGCTTTTGGCAATGCATTAACCTGTGCAATCACATCAGGATTATTATCTGTATGTATTTCTATTCTTAATGAATCTATCTTTTCAACCTTAGCCTTATTTGAACCTGTTGCATAAACTCTATCTGCAGGTATGCCTAAGTCTTTTGCAGTACCTAGCATTGTTTCTTTGTCACCTCTAGCTGATATTATATAAACTAAATTACCTGCAGCAATATCCCTTTTAGCTTTTTCTTTTCCTGCATCTGTACTTAATACATCATCATAATCATAGCTAACTTTCTTAGCTGCCATTTTACCACTAGCTAGAATAGCTGCCCATACTTCAGCAGCTTTTTCATGGGTATCATAAATACATGAACCTGTTCCTATTCTATACTTTCCGTTGCTACATTTATATATTGGCATTACCTATCAATTTATTATAAATAGCAAATCTTTTATTATTTATAGTGTCTAAGTTGTAATGCTCATTACAGTATTCAAATAGCTTTTGCCCATATTCAATCCTAGCTGCTTCATCAAAGGTTAATAACTTAATCCAATAATACCAATCTTTCTGGTTATTTACATAGCATAATGGCATATCCTTGTAAGGGTGTACATTACTAACAATAGCAGGGTTTCTTTTAGATGCAGTTTCTAATACCTTTAAATTAGATTTCATGCTATTGAACTTATTATCTACCAAAGGGATTATGCTTATATCCGAATCAGCATAAGCACCCATGTATTTTGTTACCTCTGAATAATCGTATATAGTAGGATTTAATTTTAAGCCATTAGTAAATGCTGCTATCATTCTATCCCAAATATGTTTTTCAGCTAGATTATAACCTGCTATAATTGTCTTAACAGGAAAATTTATCTTCTTCATTGGATTGCGTAATATATCCATATCAGCAGCATGAGTGCCAGAACCTGACCAAAATAATCTAACCATGTCAGATTCTATTTTATTATCTTGAAACTGTTCCCTACCATATGGCAAAGCATTAGGCAGGATTTCTACATTAGGATTGAATTTATATATTTCTTCAGCTAATCTTTCATGGGTGCAAGTGCAAAGGTCAGCTACTCGCATATATTCAGTTATTATTTCTGATATATTGCTATCTTGATACCTTTGATATAAAACATGAGAAGGTGGCAAAAACCAATAGTCATCATTATCTACTACCAATTTGAAATCATATTTTAATTTCATCTTAACTAATAACTTTGCATCAGTTGAAGTTAGGAATCTATTAAATATAACTATGTCATAATTATTATCAAATACTACTTCATTTATAGTATCTGTAATCATGCAATATTCTTTCCGCATATTAACTAATGGCATCATTATTCTATGATACCCAACACCGCTAAATTTACTTGTTACTGCTAATATTCTCATAATGGTATATAATATGCTTTAGTTCCATCAGTATATGCTGATACGTTTTGATTATGTAAGTCCCATGTTTTTTTAACTAAGTCCATTTTATTATATCCATATTTATCACTACCATTTTGTTCTAGGTGCGTAGCTTTTATAGATGGTATAAACTTTGTATGTAATCCTGCTGCCCTAACTCTTGTGCAGTAATCTAAATCTATTGCACCATATGGGTCTAAGTCCTGATTAAATGCACCCACTCTTTTTATAGCTTCTTTTGTTATTGTAAAGTTCCCAATTAAATCTAATGAATCACCTGAAAAGCCATCTAAAGGTATTGAGCATATTCCAATACTTTTATCTTGTAAAAACTCATTTCTAATTGTTAACCAACTATTAGGTTCTAAAATATCATTTGCTAATATTGTCACATAATCAATATTGCTAAAGTCTATTTTATTTAATCCTACATTTATAGCATTAGATATTCCTTTTTCCTTGACTATTATTAATTGTTCAACATCTGCACCTGCATTTAATAAGTTGCAGCCTAATGTACTAACACTATCATTTTGATAGTTTAAAAATATTATTGCGTTCATCTTGGTTTATTTTCGCCTAATTTTCTAGCAGGTACACCTGCATATTTTGTATATGGTTCTGATTCACCCTTGAAAAATGCACTTGCTCCAATCATACAACCTACTTTAATACTAGCAAATTGATGCAATACCGCATTCAAACCTATATTTGATTTTTCACCTATTA